AACATATATCCTGGTATAAGTGGAAGATCCTTTTGAGGATTAACTAATTGACCATTTTTAATATGATGAAAAAAAAATGCTCCATCTTTATTTGCAGACATAAAATATGTTGGATCACTTTTAGGTAAAAGATTCATACCTGCCTGTCCTGGTTGTATTTTGAATTTTTTTCCTTCTTTAACATCCTTTAATAAAGTATCTGATGAACCTACTCCTATTGGATCTATAGATGGTAGATCAGGATCTTGCTCTTGTACCGGAAATAATGAGGGTAATGAAGGGTCAGCCATATTATACTTAAATCTAGAAATTATGTCCTAAACAATGAGAAACACCAAGATAAGAAATAACGGCAAAAGCAAACATCCACCACCAAATAGGAAATATAGTAGATTCTTTATTAGCAACACCGAAAGGTCGAACTCGACCTTTTTCTCCAAATGCAACAGAAGGTTTTAAATATAGAAATCCTGCTACTAAAAACAGGTAAAACGCTATCATCCATAATTTAGGGTTTTTGCGCAATACTTCTTCCATTATCAATTCCTCGCCAAAAATAATGGAGCAACTAGAACCAAAATTATATGTTCTTCCAAATCGTAAAGCTTTTTCAGATTCTATTACCAGAATCTTTATCAAATCTAATTATCGTGAAACCGATAGGGACCCCTTAGATGTTAAAGAAGATTTATGTAGAAAAAGAGGTGGTCCTTCAAATACAAAAGAGTTATTTTCTTACCAAAAACTTGTAAGAGATTATTTATTAATTGAAACTCCTTATCGTGGTTTATTATTATATCATGGTTTAGGTTCAGGTAAAACTTGTTCTTCTATTGCAGTAGCAGAATCATTAATGACTAATAAAAAAGTATTTATATTATTACCTGCATCATTACAAGAAAATTATAGAGGAGAAATTCGTAAATGTGGTGATCCAATATATGCATTTGAACAGCATTGGGAAGTAAGACCTTTAAGAAATGAAGGTGATAGAGAAGATGCTAAAAAAATGGGAATTACACAAGGATTTTTAGATTCTCATGGAAAGTATTATGTAACTATACCTGATCGTGCACCTAATTTTAAATCTTTATCAGGTGAAATTCAAAAAGGTATTAGACAACAAATTGATGATATATTAGATTCAAGATTTACATTTATAAATTATAATGGTTTATCATCAACAAATGTAGATAAAATATTACCTCCTGACCAACCACATATGTTTGATGATTCAGTAGTAATTATTGATGAAGCACATAATTTAATTGGAAGTGTTGTATCACAACGTCTAATAAAAATGAAATTATATGAAATGATTTATAAAGCAAAAAATACTAAGATAGTATGTTTATCAGGAACACCTGTTATTAATAGACCTAATGAAATTGCTTTTTTAATGAATCTTCTAAGAGGACCTATAACAAGAATAAGTATACCTACAAAATCTGTAATGACTTGGGATGAATCATTAATGACTGCATATTTCAGATCTTTAAAAGATGTTGATACAATAGAATATAATTCAGTAAAAAGAACATTTTTATTAACAAGAAATCCTCCTTATTTTGAAAGTACTTATAATGATAAAGGTGATAGATTAGCAGTAAGATTTAATAAAGAATTTGTTCAAGAACCTGATTTAAAAGTTTGGGTAGCAGGATGGAAATCTAAATTTGAAGAAAAGTTTCCAGGAGTGGAATTAGCTGAATCTGAAAAAATGGTAGTTGAAGATTTAGAATGTTTACCTACAGAATTTGAAGATTTTATGAATACATTTGTTGATGGTTTATCTGTTAAAAATCCTCTGATGTTTGGAAGAAGAATTCAAGGATTAGTATCATATTTTAAAGGTGCAGATGATAGATTATTACCTAAACGATTAGATGAAGATTCAACTCTTGTAAAAGTTCCTATGACTGATGAACAATTTTTAAGATATTTGGAATCAAGATGGGAAGAAATACAAAGGGAAGCTAAGCAAAAAAGAATGAAATCAGATTTAGATTCAGATTTTGGTTCTTTTAGAATGACTTCTCGTATGGTATGTAATTATGCTATTCCACCTGAACTTAAATTTAAATTAGATCCTGAAGAAACAGAAGAAACTTTAGATTCTAAACCTGAAAAAGAAGAGAAATCTAAAATTTTGGAAATTATGAAAAAATCTCCTGAAAAATATCTTGTAGAAGAAGTCTTAGATAAATTTTCACCTAAAATGGCTCGTATGTTAAAAGATATTAAAACAAATGTTGTAGGATATAGAAATCAATTTATTTATTCACAATATAAAACTTTGGAAGGATTAGGTATTTTTGGTGCAGTTTTAGAAGCTAATGGATTTCAAAATTATAAATTAGTTAAAAAAGCAGGTGAATGGACAGAAGATCCTTCAATGGAAGAAGGTAAACCTTCATTTGCTATGTATATTGGTGGTAATGAAGAAGAACGTGAATTATACAGACAAATATTTAATCAAGATTATTCTGATACTTTTCCTGAATCCTTGAAAGCAGAAGTTAAATCTAAACCTCATAAATTATGTGTTTTTATGGCTTCCTCTGCTGGTGCCGAAGGTATTACTCTTGCTGACGTTCGTAATGTTTATATTATGGAAGCATATTGGAATCCTGCTCGTATAGATCAAGTTATTGGTCGTGCTATTCGTATTTGTTCTCATGCTAAATTAGAAATACCTGAACGTACAGTTAAAGTTCAATTATATCTTTCAACATTTACAGAAAAACAATTAACTTCAACAGAAGGACCAAATATAGTATCTATTCGTAGAAATGATATGTCCCTTAAACGTTATGAAGGTGGTGAACCTGTCCAAGCATTTATGTCTTCTGATGAATACCTTTATGAAGTCTCATATCGTAAATCTAGAATTATTAAGAACATTTCTCTTATTTTAAAACAATCAGCAATAGATTGTGAAATACATAGAAAACTACATTCTAAAGAACAACCTGTAATACAATGTATGCGCTTTGATACAACCTCCAAATCTGAAGACTTAGCATTTAAACCATTTTTCAAAGCAGATGAGAAAGATACTTTGTATTTAAGAAATATACAACGTAAATCGCGTAGACTACAAAAAATAAGAATTAAAGGAATAATGTTTATATTAGATCCTGATACATTAGAATTATTTGATTTTATGGCTTTTGAAGATACTCGTCGATTATTAAGAATTGGAATACAAACATCAAAAGAAGAACTTAAATTTTTTACATCAGTAGTATGATAAATGTCTGATATGCAAGTAGGAACAAGAGGTTTATCTTCAGGCGATCTTACAAGACTAAAAAGATTAAGAGGTACCGGAAATGATTTTAGTGCTAATAAACTTAATGTTTTAGTAACAAATAAAGATATAAATCCTAGACCTGTTTCTCAGATAAAATATCCTCCAAATTTTCATTTACCTAGACAGGTGGGTTCATCAAAAATTCGTAGAACAGCTTCAGGATGGACAGGATATAAAGCATTTTTAACAGCAGACCAAGTAACCCAAGAACAATTGCAAAATGGTAAAAAATTAACTGCTACTAAATTATGTAATTGTACTACATCATCTCCTAAAAAACAAGGTCTATGTATTAAATGTATTCATGATCCTAAATGGCAAGTTACAAAATAAGACTTTCATTATCTTAACTAATAAATAACAAGATGACTGGAGGTTTAATGCAATTAGTTGGTAAAGGAGCACAAGATCATCTTGTGGTAGGGAATCCTTCTTTTACTCACTTTCGTAATATGTATAAGCGTCATACAGATTTTGCTATGGAACATTTTAGATTAGTATGGAAAACAACAAATTTATCTATACCAGCAAATGGTAATTTAACTTTGAGAACAAAAGTTGAAAGGTTTGCACAATTATTAAATGATTGTTATTTAAGTGTAGATTTACCTCCAATATTTTCAGGTCTTTATCCTGGAACAACAAATCCATATGAATTCCAATGGATTCCAAATATTGGATATAATATGATTAATTATGTTTCAGTATTAATTAACGGACAAGAAGTAGTAAGACATACAGGTGAATGGATGAAACTTTATACTGCATTAACTTTTAATGGAACTAAAAGAGAAGTTTTAAATAATCTCATAGGAAATTTACCTGAATTATATGACCCAGCTAAAGCATTTGGAAGAAATAATTCATATCCACATTCAATTTCAACTTCTCAAGGGTTAGCTGAATCATCTATTCAAGGAAGAACTTTAACTATTCCATTACATTTTTGGTTTTGTGAAAATGTTGGTGCTGCATTACCTTTAATTGCTCTTCAACATTCAGAAGTTGAAATAGTAGTTGAATTTACAAATATGTATAATATTTTTACAGTCTTAAATCAATCTGGTAATCGTATAGCACCCACACCTGATTTATATTCAATGAACTTATTTTTAAGTCCT